TATTAACGTCTTCTTCGACATCATACTCAGCAATGGTTTCTTCTTCAGCGACTACTTCATCGGTAGTTGCCTCTTCCTCTTCAATGGTGTCTTCCGAGGAGAGTTCCTCTTCCTCTTTCTTCATGGTGGGCATAGGATCTGCTTTTCCTGCACCTTTATTTACAACATCTTTAACCTGCTTGAGGGTTCCGCCTGGTTCTTTGAGCTTAGCAGAATCATCATCAGGCTTATAGTTTTCTGGGGTAGGACCACCAAGATCCTCTACACCTGCTAACTGGGTTCCTGGATCTGCCATTTTAGGCATAGGATCAGCAGGTTGTGCTCCAGCATTAACAGCGGTGCGGGATTGCTGTGTCTTTACTTCCATTTCTTGTAATTTTTTACCACGAGACATTTGAACTCTCCGTTTTTCCGTTATTTAAAACTATATTTATTTATAAAATTAAAGATTAGATAAGAAGTCATTGAACAAGTCTAACTTATGCTCGTCTAATTGTTTTTGGTCTACAAGAGTATTGATTGTCTTGTAGGTTTTTTCAGCAAACTTCTCACGAAGAATGCCACCATCCCATACCCAATCCTTACCTTCCATAATGCCTTCAACGAAAGCATCAGGAGCAGAGGGATCAGCAACAATATCAGCGGCAGTTGCCAGCATAAAGTCGTCACCGACAACATTGACACCCTCACGGGTCATTTTTAAGGATCCAATGCCGCGAGAAGAAACACCAAGTTTTACACCCTCTTCAATCAAAGAAGATGCAATCTTACCCATTGGTGTGTTAAGCAGTTTCGCTTTACCAATGAAGTTAGAACCAGACTCTCTCAGAGAAACAATCTTGTGGGAAACTCTATCAAGATTAACGGTAGGACCGTCAGGGTGGCCAAGTTCGCCAAGTGCTCTACCTGCCTGAACATGATTTTCGTTGTAACGACCAACCTCACGACGGAGAGTTTCCATAGGATACATACGACCATTACGGTTCTTGATGTTACCCTGGAGGAATACTCCCTCAATATACATTGATTTCTTGCCGTTCTTTTGTTCGACAAGAAACTCAACGGATTCGATTTCTTCTCTAATGAGTTTCATTTGACTAGTAGATTATTTTACTTGAAATTAAGTGCGAGCGTCTACGTTAACTTTGGTTCCCTTCAACGCAGCATTACCTCTCAGACCCTGACCGATATCTAGGTGGATAACGATAGAACCTGCAGCGGGAACTGTTATAGATCCCAGGTCTGCATCATCATCAGTATTACGAACAGTGACATCATAATCATTTGCGTTGTCAGTATTGCCAATATAAACCGCAGTTGAGGTTTTAAATTTGGTTGTACTTGCCGCCAACACAGTGGCATCTCCTAAGACTTTCATCTTTCCTAACTTTCAGTATAATTTATTTATAATTAGACACCATCACTGGTATCAAGTTCCTCATCATCAACTTCATCTTCAACTTCGATAGGATCCTCACCAGCAAACATACCATTTGCAATCACAGGACGGAAAGCGTCAACTTTTTCGCCTGCTTTGGCATACAGTAAATCTTTGATGGTATCACTAATCTGAGATGGTGACTCGTCAGAGATCATCATATCTAAAAGGTCATCCATTAGTAATTTTATAGTAAACAACTAGATATATTTATATTTCACCGCCCTTAGGCAGTTCTGGTGCTTCAGTGGCAGATCCATCCATTTCAGGTTCCATGACTGGAGCACCTAAATCCATACCTGCTGCACTATCTAAAGGTTGTCCTGTTGCAGGATCGATAGTTGTAGGATCAGGAATAACACCATCTTTAATCTCTTTTTTAATCAGCGCATCTTGCTCAAGAATTTCTACATCAGTCTGACGTAAAATCTTACGGCGAACATAATCCTGAGAATAATACTTACCAATATAAGCTTCTGCTGTTGCTGCCAGAGATAGTCTCTCATTCATGAGTTCTGCCTCTTTCAGTTCAGAGAAGTGATTATCATAGAGGAAGTCATACTGAATATGCTCACTCATCGTCTCCCAATCTTCAGGAGTGATGATATTCTTAAGAATAAGTTGAGTCTTCAGCATGTCATTAAACATGTTGGAGAATCTCTTTCTTAAACGTGCAACAAACTTTGTAAACTTCAGTTCGTCTCTGAGGATTTCGGAGGATCTTCCGAGATTAAATCCGCCTTCGCCATCCATTCTAGACGGGGGGACGTTGAGTGATCTGTATAACTTTTTCTTAAAATACTCAATGTCCGTGATTTCACCAAGGTTTTGACCTCCAGGAAGAGTAGAAATTTCAGTACCACGTCCTCCCTCTCGTCTAGGAAGCCAGAAATCCTCAAGCATTGCCATGTATTTTTTGTCATCACGAATCTCTCCTGTGTTTGCATCGTATACAAGTTTGTTGCGATAACGCATCATGACATCACGGAGGTATTGTTCTGCCTTTTGCTTAGGCAGATTACCAACATCAATGTAGAAAATTCTACGTTCTGGTGCTCTAGATAAACGATAGATGACCAGAGAATCTTCAATCATACGAAGTTGATTGATAGACTTAATTGCTTTATGAAGATAAGAGAGTGTTGATCCCTTGTTTCTATCTACTAAACCAGATGTGCAATAGGTAATTGCGTCTCTTGCAATTTTAATTCCTTGACTTGCACCCGTTTGCATTGGATTGCCAGTAGGATAAGTAGACTTTGGATTATAGATGAAGTATTCTTCGATTTCTGGAAAGTCATAATCCATAGGATTTTTGCTCTGCAGTCTTACAACAGCAGAAGCATCATTGTTCTTTTTCTTCTGTTGTCTTACATAACGCATTTTCATTGCGTCAATATAACGAAGTTCTTGAATACCTTCTTGAGGATTCTTTAGATCAATAATCTTATGATAATAGATACGACCATCAATATACCAGTTACGGTAAATTTCATGTGCCTTTTTATCAAAATCTAATAAATCTAGGATATACTTAAACTCTTTACGAATTTTAGTTTTGATACCATCACTAGCATTCAGATTTGAAAGTTCAATTTCTACAGGACTATCGTTAGAATCAGAAACGATTGCTTCGTTTACAATATCTTCAATGGCACTATCCGCTTCAGGATGAAGTGCCATTTCACGATATCTTTTGATTAGATCAAACTCGGTGCGATATACACCTTCAATGTCAACATAAGAACCAAAAAAACCACTACTCATGTAGTGGTCAGACCCGTCCTCATTGTTAGGAGGAACAGGACTGACAGCACCTGGAGATAGTGGTTCGGTGTCCTCAATAGAGAACCCAAATAACTTGGACATGATTATATAAATCTAAGTTTCCTTAGACTATTTAGATGGTCAAATATCAGGCGTTATTACCTTTTTCTCCGTCCTTAGACGCGGGATACCAGTAGTTAACTGTAAATTCTACTGTGAACTCTTCAATGGTATCGGTGGTGTCATAAGAGAGATCGATTGCAGAGATATTAGTTGGGAAAATATCTGCAAACTGGTAAACTGCAATAGTCTCAAGACCAGTTCCTTTGGAATTTTCATCACCATAACCGATGTTAGATGCCTGTCTTCCCAGATGTCTAACAGTGGCAGATGCCATATAATCAGCAGGGTTAGTTGCACCTGAAGCTTCTTGATACTGAGCAACAAACTGTGCCCATTCTTCCATCGTTCTTCTGATTTTAAAGTCAGTGTCGTTGATGACGGTGATGGTCCAGGTGTCGAATGTGCGATCACCAGCAACTTTAAAAGTACGTCCTCTGAAAGGAACGTCAATCGAAGCTACGTTTGATGCAGGCAAGTTTGCTGCTTTACACATGTATTTAAAAACGTCTCCATCCAACGCAGAGATACCATCTGGTAAATCTCCAGGTGTGATCTCAACCTCAAACAGATTGGGGCGAGCGCCGCCGCCAATCAGTTTGGATTTAAAGTCGGTGAGTGAGTTTGCCATTGTTTAATCCTCCGTAGTGTTATTTAGATAATATATCAAACTCTACCTGCTACTTCTTCAAAACTGACGCCAGTTCTGGTAGCAACGAAGGTGAGTGTTACATAGTTGATGCTTCTAGCAGGCTTCAGGAAGATGTCTGCTCTAAACTCATTATTATCAATGACATCGGGAGTATTGTTTGTTGCGTCACAAACAACCAAGAATCCATAGAGTCCTCTCTTCGATTCAACGTCACGGAGGAATGGTTCAACGATGTTTCTGAAGTTTGCTCTTGTTAACTCATCATTGAGTTCAAAGAGTTGAGCTTGTGCTGCTCTTTCAAGTGCTTGCTCAATAGTAAGGAACAGACGACGAACATTAATTCTATCGAATGCAGAGGCATAACCGAGAGCGGTCTTGTCTCCAAACAGAAGTGTTCCGATACCAGGTGTAGTGATAAAAGAGTTAATTCTGTTAGGATACAGTTTATCTCTTTGTGCTTTAGTTGGGTTATATGCAAGTTTGACTGCATTGTTGATAACACCACGCTGCTGTCCCGCAGGCGAGAACCATGGGAATGCAACTAAGTTAGTGCGTGTCATCAGACCAGCAACATCAGGGTTACATGGCACATAACGGAAGATGTTGTTGAATCTATCGAACATATACTTATAACCACTGTCGAAGACTGCATACGAAGAAGAGGTCAGTGGCGAGAAGAAGTTGATCAGATTATTGGTCTGAGTGGTTGTGTTGGTTACGTAAACAATGTTATGTCTGTGAGGTCCGATAACTGCAATACAATCTTTTCTTGCGTTAGCAAGAGAGATGATGTAGTTTGCTTTTGCCTGCGAATCAGATTCGCTTACGCAACCAGGTCCCATGATCAGGAAATCAACTTCAATTTCATCCTTATTGGCGAAGAGACCGTAGGAAGTGATCAGACTAGAAAGTTCTGCCTTCATTCCTTTGTCAGCAGAGTAATCAACACCGCCACCGAGAGTGAAGGTCTTGTTACCCAGGACAGAGAAGGTAGTATCTTGAGCGTTTAGACCGAAGAGACCATCAGCAGTTGTGACTGCGGTGAAGTCGGTAGAGAATCCAGATGCTCTAGGTACACAAGTAGAACCACCGCTGGTA